CCGTAGCTCGCCAGTGACATACTACTACGCCACCGTCTGCAAGCGTTCTTTCCATTTGGCTGATTTGCCATACTGTTGTCATGTTGTTTCTCCTTTAGGATTCTAGTGCCGCGATACGGGCTGTTAGTGCTTCAATGGTGGCTTGTTGTTCTTGTATTGCTTTTATTAATCTAGCCTCCATTTTCCCCATCCCCGATAATGTCTTCATACCATCTTGACGTTCGCCAACTAAATCGGGATAGATTTCTTCAACTTCTTGAGCAACAAATCCAATCTGATGCTCACCGCCTTCAGACTCAATGTAGTCAAACTCTACTGGTCGTAAAGCTGTAATGTTTGCTAACTGACTGGGCAAATCAGTAATGTTTTCTTTTAAGCGACTATCTGACCAAGACCCAAAGGCTACTGCTCCAGCCCCGTTGGCGTTGATCTGGCCTTGAGCGACCGTGCCATTATTAACAATAAAGTTGATAAATACTTGTGAAGTAGTGGTGTTGTTGTCAAATTTTCCAAACTGAGCAACGTTATATACAGTATCGCCTGTAGTATCCCCGTAAACTCCAAAGCCTAAGATAGCACCCGCATTACTTTTGACCGTTAACCTTGCATTGCTGACAGCAGTCCCCACCAGCAAGTTCCCGCTGGCATCGATGCGCATGGCTTCCGACCACGTTAGACCTGCACCTGCACCAGAAGTATTGTTACCCGCTGAACTCCAGATATGCTCTGCACCTCTTTGTTCGTAACGAGAAGCAGACCCATTAGCTATGTATTTCTCACCAGCATTGTAATACCAGTTTTGTGACAAATAAGTATTGCCATTATACGCTGATAACAACCCGCCACTTTGCAACTGTAAAGCGCCAGTTGAGCCATTGGGAAGCAAGAAAGCACTAGGAACCACCCCGATTCCCACGTTACCGCTGGAATCGATGCGCATGCGTTCAACACCAGCAGTGCCCAACGCCAATGTAGAAGTTGCGTGGTAATTTATAATGCTTGCTGAGTTATCACCTTTTGCTGAAATTATTAAATAGTCACCACCTGACGCATTTGCACCAGATGGGTCTAGTATCAACTGCGAGTTTCTTGTTGCCGCTGTTGCGGAAGCAATATTATATATAAGTGCCCCAGCGTTGTTCGCAGCAGTAGCATCGTTGGTTACAAAACGGGCTGCTTCCGCCCCACTTGCCGCCTCAACAGTCAGCCCATCCGCCGTGACCGTACCCGTGACATCTAAAGCAGTAGAAGGCGCAGCATTATTAATACCGACTCTATTATTAGAAACATCAATATACATTGTATTTGCATCAATGTTAAGATCTATAGAAGCTACGTCAGCCGATAGCATTCCTGTAGAGACTTTAGTTAAAGCCATGTTGTTTCTCCTGTTAAGATTCTAGTGCCGCTATACGGGCGGTTAATGATTCAATGGTGGCTTGTTGTTCTTTGAACCCAGCAATGAGCAGCGGGATTAGTTCTGAATACGCAACCCCTAGAAACTCCTCTGGATCATCTAGCGAGACTGTTGATTTACTGACGGCTTCTGGTAATACCTTCTCAACATCTTGTGCGATAACAAAAACCCGCCGAACCTGTGGCGCATCTACTTTGTATTTACCAATCACTGTTCGTAAGGTAAGCAATTTGCTTACTGCATCCGAAATCGGCTCAATAATATCTTTTAAACGCTCATCCGACATTGATGTCCAAGAGGTAGCGCCAGACGCAAGTTGCGCCCCTCCACTTCCTCCGACTTGTACTTGAAGCGCAGTAGCTGTGCCTGAAGTTAGACCTCCTATACGGGCCGATGCAGAGGCACCCCCATTACAAAAGTCAAGCGAACCTCCATTAGAGTTTGATGAGTTAATAACTAACTGGTTGCTGTTGGCCTTTGAAAATACGCCCAACCCACTGTTTATAGTAGAAGTAGTCCCCACCAGCAAGTTCCCGCTGGTATCCAGCGTCATGGCTAAAGCGCCTGCTGGATACCACGTTATCGGGTAAGTTGCAGGGGTTTGGAAGGTTAACCCGCCCGAATTCGCATAAACTTCTCCTTGCACAGTCCCAGCAGTTCCCATCTTCACAAAGCCGCCGTTTCCACCGTTCAAACCTAACAACCCATAACCTGCCTGAGAGAAGCCTCCGCCTCCGATATTCACGCCGCCGCTGGAATCGATGCGCATGCGTTCTGTAGACCCTGTAGCAAAACGTATGTCTTCTGCTCTAAACCCAAGTGGCTTTAATACTGCATTTGTGGAGTCAACTACCTGAAGACAAAAAGTACCAGAAGTTACCTCGCCAATGTTGTCAGTAAAATAACCGCGAGCATTTGTAGAGATATTTATGTCTAATTTACTGCTAGGCGAGGTACCAATACCCAAAGACTCCGCCGAAGCATCCCAGACCAACTTTGGAGTCGTGCCCGTGTCCTCGTAGAAGCTGATGTCTCCGCCTGCGGAAAACTTTGCAGACAAAGTGTTATTTGGATACAAACTTAAATCATCAGTAGTAGCACCAATGAATGTTCCGTTAGTAGAGTTTGAATCAGTCATTTTTAGATAGGTATTAGCAGTTCCTGAGTCTAACGTCAAAACAGTATTATCTGTTGCGCCTCCGTCAATAACCGCATTACCATCAACAGTAAGCCCATCCGCCGTGACCGTACCCGTGACATCAATGCCTGTGGAGGTGGTGGTTAGCTTGATGCCATTTGTCGCATCAGGGTGATATAACCTAACAGAACTATTATCTACAGCATAAATGTAATTAGTACCGTCCTCTGCTTCTAATAGCAAGTTACTCGCCTGAATTTTAAGGTCACCAGTGCCTACTTCTTGAATTTTGCTGTGCGTCCCATCATGTGAGATGCGTAAATCATCACCAGCACCAAAAGTCGCTTGGTCACTATCGCCCAATGCTATGCCGCCGTTGGCTGTAATTTCGCCAGAGAATGTACCAGTGCCCGTGACATCAATGCCTGTGGCTGTGGTGGCCAGCTTCTTGACTCCAGCATAATTTATTTCAACGTCTGTTGCGGATAAATCAACTTGCTTTATTCCACCCGCCGCCAAAGCCCAATTGTTTGAGCCTATGCGGTACAAACCGTTGTCTTGGTCTTGGGTAAACGTAATTCCTGGGGTGCCTACTGCGCCGTCGTTGAACTTGCCATTGCCAGCGTAATCACGGACGTCAGCAAAGTCTGAGATCAAATCGGTAACATCTGAGGCTAAATCAGCGACCAAAGATTGAGTCGGGATGATCTGGTAATTTTGACCGCTCGCCGTTGAGCCTAAATAATTTGATGCCAAGGTGATGACGGTTGCAGAGTTAATCGTCTGAATCTCATACAATTTACCGTCAGGGGCATATAACGCCTCGCCTATCTGAGCGCCAACCAAGAAATTAGTGCCTGAACCTGTGACCGTTGCCGATCCGTTGGTTAGTGCAATGTTGCCAGTGTTATACCATGCCATGATAAGAGCCTCGTTTTATTTCCGCAGTTTAACTTAATTAGGTGGATTTGGGAAAACGACCTGATCTATAGGGGTCGCATCTGGGTAAGTTTCTGGCAGGTCGCGCAACTCTTGACGATACGCTTGCCATGCTATTTTGTCTGAATCGGTCAATGGCGAGTCTGGTAATTGAGTCCAATCGCTTTGAGTTAGCAAAGCATTTCTTGTATCTCGCAAAGTCATAGCGAACAAAAACGGCTCTATTTCCAAGTCAATCAGTTCGCCATCAACCAATTTCTTATTTAACGGATCGCCGTCAAACTCTTGATATGAACACCCGCTTGGGACGTTATCCTCAATCTCAGATTCCAAACATTGAAGCTGACTCAAAATATTGCCGTCATTGTCGTAGATAATAAACTTCTTCATCGTTTAACCTCCACGCATTCCAAGACTGCGCCAGCTTCAATTCTGCAAGTGGTCGAGCCTCCTGCTTGAGCGGTGTACTTAGCTTCTAATTTATAATTTCTGCTTGTAACTGTCGTCTCTGTATCTACGAAGATCGGCGTTGCCGTCCCAAGAAACCCGCCGTAAACCGTAAATCCTGAGCTTGTAAATTGACCGACGTTAATTGTTTTCAATACGGTTCCGCTTCTAGTAATTCTAAATTGCAAACTTCCATACTGTATTGCATTGCTTGCATTGATAAAAATAAACGATCCAAACCCTTTGATGCTTATCGGTTGAGCTTCGTCATCAATGGATACAGGGGTAAAAGTCAAAGACGCAAGATCAGTCCATGTTCCGCTTGCTAACTGCGTATCAGAGGCCAGCGTGTTTGTTCTGATGACGTTGACCGCATTGTCACCAATTTTAAGAGTCTCAACCGCTAGACTATTAATCTGAGCGGTATCAACACCCAAATCTTTAATTTTGATTCTGTTGACCCCGCCAACTGTCTCAGAAGTTATAGTTGCCCCGTCAATTTCAATAAAGTTTGCTTCAAGTTTGCCCGTAACAATTTGCTTTGCTGACAGATAATCTATACCTGCTGATTGCATATAAGCGCCAGCGGGTATCGTATGGGTTATCCCGTCAACTGTTACGTCGGTGTCTGTTGTGTAAACCACAAACGGATAGCTGTCTGATAAATCCCCAGTGCCGCCTATAGCAAATTGATCTGCTTGAACTACGAAAGCCGAAGTAGTGCCGCCAGCAATAGCTGTGGATATTAAAGAGAATCCAGCAACGTGGCCGTCATTGTTGATTCTTACGCCATAAGTCGCTTCAATATCGCCGAACTGGTCAACGTATGCTTGGGCTGCGGTTTCTATCGTTGCAGTAGTTCCGTCTGGTTGCTTAATTTTGATTTGCTTGGCTGCGGTGACAATTGCTGTATCCGATACCCAAGTCCCGCTAGCTGCTGTACAAGCCGCTGAATTTTTTGCATCGGTTACGCTTCCGTCGACTATACAATAACCGATCCTAGATTCGTTGTTTTCTTGTATTGCCCCGCTAGTGGTAGTGATTTCTGTCCAATAATTTGTATCGGTTGGCAGATTATTTAATGACGCTTGAATACAGATATAAGGAGTCCCGCCGTAAACTGTGCCTTCGCCCACCGCATAGGTCTGCGTGGCCGAATACAAATCAGAGCCAGGGGGCAAATCAAGACCAGCAAACAATGTTCGGTTTGTTTGTGCTAATGCCGAGTCAGCAGTAGCTCTAGCAGTAGCTTCGTCTGAAATAGCGGTCACATTGGCCGCAATGTTTGCGTCACTTGTTGCTACAGAACTTGTGAGTGTTGTTATAAGTTGACCCAGCGCAGTATCAGCATTTGCGCGAGTTGTAGCTTCCGTTGAAACTAACGCCGCATTTGTTGCTAAGTCTTGGTCAACCGTTTCGATCAATTCCCAATAAGTAGCATTGGTCGGTAAATTCCCTGTCGTTGGGCCTTTGGCTCGATATAGGATACCAAGATAAACCACTTCGTCATTGGTGGTATAGGCGGTTGCTGCGTTGTAGGTATCTTGATCGCTAACGCCGAATCGAGCCAATAACGTCTGAGAAGTGACAGACAATGCCTCATCAGCGGCAGCTCTTGCGCTTGCTTCGGTAGCCACTTCTGCGCTGATTGCAGAACTAACGGTTGCTACCTCAGTCCAATAATTAGAGTTGGTTGGAAGGTTGCCTGTAGTTTCTTGCGTTGCCTTATAAAGCAAGCCCGTATAAACGACTTCATCATTGGCAAGATAAGTTGTTGCTGCGCTATAGGTGTCAGCTTTGCTAACGCCAAACCTCGCTCGTAATGTTTCGCCTGTATTAGTTAAAACAGAATCAGCCGATGTTCTAGCTGCCGCCTCAGTGGTTATAGCACCAGTATTCTGTCCAACTGTAAGGGTCAAGCTGTCGATTCTGCCGCCCAATGCTGTATCGGCATTGGCTCTGACTGACTGCTCGGTTGTAATGTTTCCTGTATTAGTTCCAACCGTAGCGGTCAATGAAACGATGCTTGAGCTTAACGCGCTGTCTGCGTCTGCTCGCGCAACTTGCTCGCTGAGAATCAAGGCTTGGTTGCTGTCAATTAGAGCCAGCAATTCTGTTCTAGCCGTCGTGGTGGATACCCTCAAATCTGTAACGTCAGCCGTGATACTCGACTGGGCATAGGCCAAATCAGTTCTGAGCGATTCCCGTTGATTATAAGCAGCAAGCAAATCCTTCAAGGATCGTATATTGTCTTTGTCGATTTGATCTTTGAGGCTTATGGTATCCCGAACAGTTAATGTAATGCTCGCAGCGTCCAGCGCATCAATTTCAATTTCTGCAACCGATACCCTGTCAGTCAAAGCAGTCAAATCTGTTTGGGATGCTTTGAGGGCAATCGCGGAGGTATTTCCGCTAATATCAATTTCGGCTTGATTTACCCTTGTATTGATCCCGCTTACCGTTGTTGTATCTGCTTTGAGCAAGATTGCCGCTTCGTTTGCGTCGATGTCGATTTCGGCTTGATTAACCTTCAGCTCAAGCGCATTCAAAGATGCCAAGTCCGCAGAGTCTAATACCGCCGCAGCGATAGCGTCGTTGACGTAGGTTACAGATGCCTTGAGGTTAATCGCCGCTTCCGCAGCATTTAAATCAACTTCTACAGCAGAAAATCTAGTGTCCGTTTGGCTGGACAATGTTTCAACTGCTTGGATTGTGACTGCCCCTGTTGACGGGTCAACGGTTATGCCTGCGTCCCGAACGATACCCAATTGCTCGCTTTGAGTCGTTGCAAGCGTCAGCATTCTGGTCGCTACTAAGTCAACGGTGTTTCCAATATCTTGCGCTTCGTTGATGATAGTGGTTACTGACGTTTGATCTGCTTTAACGTCAATGTCTGCTTGCAAATCTGCTACTTCTTGGTCAAGCGTTGTGGTGTCAGCTTTGCCTGATATAGTCGTTTGCAACGTGCTATTCAAAAAGTTGTAATCAATAATCCCTGCGGCAAAATCACCAGCGCCTAATTGAATCGTCGTGCCATTTCCCGCACTAATCCATGCGCTTGCATTGCCCGTTCTGTCTACCGATCTGAGCCAATAGTATCGCGTCAAAACCACGGTATAGGGGCCGTCTATAAATGACGTTCCGCTTGTTTTGCCAATAACTACCGCGTCGCCTTCCGTCGCTGTGCTAGATCGTTTGATTTCAACATAGCTAAAATCTGAATCGGTCGGGTTTGTCCACGCCAAATCAATCTGCTGGAAAGCACCGTTAACGGATGGGCTTGTTGGCACCCCTGGTGCTGTTATATCAACTGCTGGACTGATTCCTGTAGTTGATACCGCCGTTGACCTTGCCCCAATCGAGTTGATTGACCTTACCGATATGGTGTACGTCTGACCGCTGTTCAGGTTAAAAATATAGTATTCTGGACTTATTACCGTTGTCGTTTCGCTGTCGCCGCCTGATGCCGTCCATGTGACTTCATAGCCAGTGACAAACGAATCAGTTGATGCCGTCCAGCTCACATCGATGCCAGAAGTTACCGAGCCATCCGCGTTCGTTACAACTGAGCCAGTGGCGACTAAACTGGTTGGTGGCAATACCGTAAACGGATCTGGCAGGTTGGTCGCTGGGTAATCGCGTTCCTCTATTGCGGTGTCGTACGGGTAAATGCCAGATTGATATTCAACCATGCTGACGCTACAACCGCCGTCATAATTCATCGTCAGTTCTTCAACTTGGAAGGGCTTGGCAGACCATGCTGGCGTGTCATGCGTTACCGTTACAACATCTCCGACCGATAACTGCAACGCCTCGCTGGTCGTTCTAAATTGAACCCTAATAGCATTCCGTGACCGCAACAAAATGATTCGGGCAAGATCCCGCGCCGAGTAATAATTGGTGATGGTGTCATTGTCAAAATTACCGACCAATAACGTGCCGCCGTCTTCTGCTAAATACGTCGTTTCCTCTGTTGAGTCAGCGTCGGGCCATATAGCGTCATCAGGCTCATAATCCAGTTCGTAATTGGGGAACTTAATAATGACTCGGTTATATTTGTCTTCCTTGCTTTCGCCTTTGATATTTATGCCGCCGACGATATTAGTTTTGTCAAACGCGAATACGCTTGAAGCTGCCTTGTCAATTTTTAGGCTGTAGACCCCTTGATTGTATGGCAAGAACCCACGGCAACCATTGAGCATCATTTCAATGTTAGAGAACAGCGTCGCATCTGTTTGCACGACGGCATTGCACTCGAACAGCTTGCCAGTGGTTCCAGTCGTGTAGAAAGTAACCACTTCGTCGCAGTCTGTCGCAGCTTGAGAAAATGCTGTGTCGTCAATTTGCGCTGACGTCAATCCTTTGCCGTATCGAGCGTTTGTTAGATAGTCCCGAATACACAAAGCTGGATTGTTGCTATAAGCGGTCGTTGAGTTCCTTGGGTCGAATACTTTTCGCCCTTGGACTACGCAAGTAATATCTGGGATGTTAGAAAATACGTCCTGATCCCATTTAATACGGAACGCGATATAAGCAACGCCCCTTAGTCTGTGGGCAGAAGTCCAGCCAGCGTTCGCTTCAGTCAGCAGCGAGTCATAAGTTTGATCGTCTGTGCCGAGGTGAATGTTATGGGTGACCAATCCGCTGAAGCGAGCGTCGCTAATCAATATATCGTCAAACTTAATTTGACTGACTGAGTTAATCTCGCCTTCGCATAGAACGTGCGCTATGTACAGATATTCGTTAGGATCGCCGCCTATTTCGTCTCGCGTAGATATGAAAACCCGCGTACCACCGACCCGTCTGGTTCCATAAATAACAGGGATCGGCTCAACATTAGATTCTTTGTTGAGCAATACGCCACGCATAGCATCGGCGGCTTTCCTCGCTTGCTTTTGGGCTTGTCTAGTCGCTACATAACTGACACCAGCACTAATTGCAAAGATCGTAGCTAATAACCAGAAACCCATTATTTACGTCCCCACTTTAGATCTTTGATCGTCTTCGCTGCGAACTCAAAACCCAGATCGCCATCAAAATATAATTGTTGCGTGTTGTGGTTCGTGCGCCGCCCGTTCTCTTTCTCAAAGTCTTTCCAGTGCGAGGCAATCTCAACCGTCAACTTGCTTTCGTCTTCAGTATCGTCAATGGCATAACCGACTATCAACCCGTCGAAGATTAGTATTGGAGCGCCCACAACGTCGTCGCTGCTGTCAATGACTGCCCGATAAATCTTAGCTCGGACATCTATATAATCATCGCCCAAAAAGATAGCGACATAGGTTTGCTCAACGCTAGAAAGCGTGATTGACAAACTATTAACCCGCAAGTCAGAAGTCTCGCTAACGTCGCTCACGCCCATGAAGTGCGGGCTGCTAACCCAGTTGGCTGACAAAGCAGACAGGTTTCTATCCCAATCAGTCAATCGGATCACGCTGTCAAAATCGAATTGGATCAGCGTTGCAAGGTTAAAGTTATCTTCACCAATTGCCGTGATCGTTGCTGCGTCAATAGTCCGAGTCATTAAACGGCCTCGATCATGTCAATCTCGTAATCAACGAGCGATGCTGAGCCTAGATTAAATTCTTGCACGTCATTATTAAGCCGAACGGTAAATGGCACGCTGTCAAAGGTCACTGCGTTATCGTTAGGCACTGCCACTCGCAGCGCTGGCTGGATAGATATATTGCCATCACCAGCCCGATCAGCCGTTAGCATGTAGACCTTGGTGTGATTAGCAAATTTAATCATGTCCCCAGCTTTAAGCGTTCCAGTTACTCCGTCCACGCCCACAGTGGTCGCGCCTATATCTGCGGCTCCGTTGACTAGAATAGTTCCGCTGGCATCGCCTGACTTGCTGCTGATCTGCGGCAATACAATCGTAAAGGTTTCCGCTGAACCACGCTGCGCCATAGTAAAGACCAAAATAGGCGCAAATTCTGAACGGGTCATTCTTGTATATTGAGCGCTGAACTCAAATCGTTGTCCGCCAATGTTTCTTACTTGCGTCCTGCCTGAAATGCTTTGGCTTGACAGGTTATAATTGACGCTCCTGAAGCCTACGGTGCTGAATATCGGGGTTGTTGGATATGTTCCGCTCATGCTATTGACACCCTGCCACGGTCATTGACCGCTTGGTTAATCATAGAAATTATTTGGCCTCTGCGAGATTGCAGCAACCTATCAAAGCCAGCAGTATCGTTTGCTTGGATTGCAAAATTGACATTGACTTGGGTTTCGTTGCTGCTGTTCGTGCTGCTCATTGCAGCCTTCAATTGATCGTTGCTCGATATACGACCTGATCCGCCCATTGTGAGCAATTCTGGGCCTCTCTCGCCGACTAAATAGCTTTCTCCACCCCTTACTTGCCCACCTAATGCTCGGCCTGTTAGCCCTGCAACGGTTTGCCCTGCAACGATACCCAACGAAATCGCGCCCATTGCTTGAATTGCCCCAGCAGATGCTAAAAATCCAGGAAGTCCCGTCAATGGTGCAGCAACCGCGCCAGCTGATATTGCAGCTCTTTGCGTGTCGACTATTATTTGAGCCATTGCCAAGCCTTGCTGTAAAGCAAACGCTGATTTAGCGGCAGCAGATTGCTCCCCAAATGCGCCAGCCAAAACTTGGGTCAATTGACCTGCAACCGATGCGGCTCTCGTTAAAGCCATTTGCTCGATTGCTGCTTTTTGCATTTCCCTTTGCTGCGCTTCCCGCAACTCAATACCTGTGATTTGCTTCTCGGTTTGTTCCGTTAAATTTTTTCTCGCGTCCGCAAATCTTTGTTCAATCAAAAAAGTGTCTTGACCTTTCATCTCAGCCGCGACTACTGCCGCCAAACGATCTTGTTCTAAAAGAGCAAGGCTTTGCGTCAGTTGTTCTTTGAGCCTTTCAACTGGCGATAAACCAGCTTGTTCGGCAATTTGCAGTCTTTTAGATGCTCTCTTTTCTTCAATTTGTATTTGCTTTTCTAATGCTTTGTTAGCTCTTTCTCTTTCTTCCGTTTCGGATTTTAACTTTTCGGCGGACTTTGTTCTTTTTTCTGCTTCATCTTTTTTTAGTTCTAGCAAATCATAAAGGCGATTAATTTCTCCTACTTGCTGCGGGGTTGCGTTTCTTATTCTTGCGAGCTCTAAGTCTCTGGCTCGTCCAACTAAGCCAAAAAGATTAACTTCTTCTTTTAAACCGTCTATCAGGTCATTTGTTGTTTCGCTCACGCCGTCAATTTTGTCTTGAAGCGAATTATATTCGTCCTGAAGCTCAATCAACTTTGTTTTATGCGCGTCAAGTTCTTGGAAAAGCTCTTTGTATTCTTCTGGAACGAAAAACGATTCTACTTGCGTTGCATAAGTGTCAAGCGCAACTTTTGCTCTTGTAATAACTAACTCTTGGGCTTCTAAAGCTTCCTTGCTTTTTTCTAACTGGGAAGTTAATTGCCTGAGAACTACTTTCTTGTCTTCCTTGCTTAATTCGTTCAATTTAGCAGCTAAATCCATAGCCCGCTGCTCTACTTCTTCCATTGTTTCGCTAGTATCTTTCAATCCAGCAAACATCACGCCACCCAAAAGCGCCGCAAAAGAAATAACCGCGCCAGCAACAGCGCCGCCAGGCCCAAAGACCGAAGCTAATTGGGGGCCTTGCTGACCAAGGATAGTGAAAGCATTGGTGCCCATCTGGGCTTGAACTGCAATATCTTGAAGCTGATAGGAAACTTGCTGAGTGGATCCTTTCATGGCTTTAAAGTTGCCTTGTACAACTTTTGATTGGTCGCCCATTTGTTTTTGAGCGTTTCGATAATTCATAGCCGCTTTGGCTGCTTGAATTTGAGCTGCGGTTGCGCCTTTTTGTTCGAGCTTGAGCAGCCTTATTTCGTCAGCAGTTTTTCCTGCCGCCTTGGATTCTAATACCAATGCGGCAATTAACTTGTCTGTTTCTTTTTTTAGCTTTTCGTTGGAGCCGCTTGTTTTGTTAGCTTCTTGCGCTAATTTCTGAAGACGATCAGTGGTCTGTTTTATACCTTCGCCTTTGACTTCAACTATTAAGGATGCTATGTCAGCCATTTGCGTAAGCCTCTTGGTATGAAAGTTGATCCAATTCTCTTATCAGATCAACTTCAAATGCGGTTAAATCGCCATAAATGTCCATGTACGATTTGATTTGATTATAGCTAATGGCTCCTTCACTTGCATTTTTTAATGACACAAACAAAGCC